TTCCAATAATTTCTTTGGTAATCATGCCATCCTTTTCAAGCATAGAAAAAAACAAAGAAACTGATTTTGTATTGCTATTAAACAAGTCAGACCATGTGCGCAAACTCCTTGCGGATTGGCCTCTTTTAACTTCATAAAGGGAAAACCCCAGATTGATTTTGTTTGGCTTATGGTTAACCTCTAAAAGCATAATTAACCACCACTGGAACTTAATAGGGTCTGACCATATCCAATGCTCCTTTAATTTTCTGTGAACTTTAATCCAACCTATACTCATGTAAAAAAAAACGCCCATCGGATTTTAGCGGAAATCTTCTGGGCGATTAATTAAAATAATCAAATTTTTATATCCCGCTAAAAATATAAAAATTCACAACTCAAATATCGATATTTAATCCAACAAAACGAAATTAATGCCAGATATTTTTAAAACTTTTATTTTGCCAGTCTTAGCCATGTGATATGTCCACTGGGTTGTTTTGCTATTCTTTTTAGCATACTCGCTAAAGCTAATCAATTTGGAAATGTCTATTTTCATGCTCAAATATATTATAAATTTTACAAATTACAAATAACAAGGTTTTTGGCCTCATATTTTTTTAAATAAACTGATTGGTCTAAGTCATCGTATTTAATAGAAATAAGCGCCTTATTGCCCATCCCAAAATAAAAGGCAGTTAAACGAATAACAAAAGACCTTTGAACATTAAATTTGGCCGCAGTTATTTTGACGCTATTATTTTCGCCAATCAAAGACTCAATTATTTTAGCGTTGCGCTGCATATTGTTTGACATAAAAGGATGTTTGGTCTGCTATTACTTTAATTGCGTCAATGCGGTCGTATAATGACTCTAAATACTTATTAAGTTCATCAATGTCTTCGGTTATTTTGTAGCCGTTAGACGATGCGATAATGTTCGGAGCGGTTGTGCGTCTCAAATAGTTCATTATCACTCGAATTCTGGAGTCGGCCAAATCAAACTCGGTGTCATTACCAGAGCGCTCAAAGATTAATTTCCTCAATTGCTTGTTAGTGTAAAATTTATTGGTTTTACGTAATACCGCCTCAATGAATTTAGCGCATCGCTTCTCATTGTCTGTGATTTGGTAGGTTAACTCTTCAAATAGTGCTATCATAAATTTAGTTCTAAGTTTTCGTTTGGTTCTGGGATGTAAACGTTTAAAAATTCGGTTGCCCATTGTTGTACTTCTGCAATGAAATCCATAAATTGACTGGTCGAAAGTTCACTGGTGCTTTTGATTCGCTCGATAAACTCGCCATCTGTGTTTGATTCGTTCGTTTTTAGGAATCTAAATTTCAATAAATCGTGGACTTGCTCGTTATTTCGATAGTTTTCAAAGCCTGCGTCAATCAATCCCGCCTTAACTATGGGCAAAACAACGCCATGATAATAAGAATTTTGATTGTTTGAACGCTTTTTGGTGTTCTTATCTAAAATAATCGAAACTTCTTTGCCGTTTAACGATTCAATGTGAGCGTCAAACATGCTTTTGTTTAAAATTCTTAGACGGCCGTCCTCAATTTTACCAATGTATTTAGCTTTCATATAAATAAACTTAAAATAATGCCTGCAATCATTGGTAAAATAATAAACACAAAAGCTAAAACCGAAATAAACCACAATAATTCGGCAAAAAATTCTATTGATTTTTTCATAACAATTCTTTTATATCTGTTTTTAAAGCCTGCGCAACTTTAACCAATGTCTCCAAAGTCATGTTTTTACCTTGCTCAACTCTCTGGTAAGTGCTGCGATTTAATTTGTTCTCGAATGCGAATTGCTCGGCTGAATTATAGCCGAGTTCAATTCGTCTGTTTCGAATTTTGATATTGATTTTATATAATTGCATCGGATAAAAGTTTTATAATTTCTAATTGATTAGCTAATTGCCTATTTTGGTTGTCAATTAATTTATCCCTAATTACCTCTGACTCTTTGTATTTTTCAACCAATTTTCTATAATCTTCAATAGTTTCTTTTAGCATTTTAATTAACTTGTCTCTGTCGTCAATTAATCCATTCTGTTTTCCAATTATTTCTGATTGAAATTCAATCATTTCGTGTGATTTCATATTCTTTTAGTTTATTTTACCAATTGTTTTAGTTACTTGTTCGTGATAATTAGCCAGATATTCTCTGCACTGGATAACTTTAGCATAAATCTGCTCAATGATTTCGTCTGAGTGTTCTATTGTATAAGCGAGCCAACGTTGGTTTGCAGGCAAATGGTCATAACTTACGGCCTTGCCATAGTTAACATCCTCTGGCGTGTTCATAAGCGCATAGAATAGAATAAATTGCTTGCGCCCAGTTATTTGTAAATAACCTCGACCTTGCCAAACATAATCTTCATTGATTCCAGATACATTGTCCAAAAATGTTTTGCGGTTAAATGGACATTTAATGTCCACGCAAATGTCTTCTGTCGGCAAAACATCTGGCTCGCCGATAATATAATCATTTGAAAAAATGTCGATATTCTTTTCAGCAAAAGGAAAGCCAAGTTGCTCGGCCATAAACTGGATGGCTTCGGCCTCAACGGCCTTGCCTTTCTCAGTGTATTTAGAATGTATTTCCTCATGGTCATCCGCATACCATTCATGCAAATATGTTTTGCATGTCGCAGACAACTCGCCCTCTTTTTTTGCTTTGCCCATGATTTTGGAAATCTGTGAGCATCTTATTTTAAATGGTCTCATATAGCTTCGTCCATTAACATTTCTCTTTGCTCTTCAGTGATGTCGCATTTAGCCTCAACGTCTAAAATTGTGATTTCGTTTTTAGCCAATTTTTCGACAATCTGTTTCCATGCAGCCGAACCTTTAACCAATGCAATTTTTTTAGGCTTTGTTTCTGGCGCTTTACCATGTGTGTTTGTTGTGTCGCTATCTTTTGTATCGTCCAGAGCAAACATACCCCCAAGCGCAAATTTTCGAGCGTAACTCGATGACGAGCCAAACGACTGCGAAATGTCCATGCCTTTGCGGTTTGGGTCAATGCCTGCGCACCCAGTTGTCGTTACAACGACTCCATTTGGCAAAGTAAGTTGCACACTTGACTCGCAATAAATTAATCCGCCCGCCTCTTTGATTTGGTCTGAAATGGTTAACATGCAACCATATTTTAAAAGATAAGGTTTTAGCGCTTCAAGTATATCTTCGCAATTGCGATACTTGTATTTGCCAAAGGCATTAAACTGATTTTTCGGTGCTTTTAATTCCGATTGGATTTTGATAAGTTCTGACATTTTTTTAGGTTTTTAAGTGATTTGTAAATTTAAACATTTAAAGTATTTAATCAAATTTTTTAGCGAATATTTTTAAACAATTCGTAGTGGTCTCGCAGTTCTAATTTGATGACTTTTTTTTCTGTCATTCCCAGTTGCGCCCGAATGTGTTTAGCCCAACGTTCTAAACTGATATTTGCATCCTCTGGCTTTGTGCCAGTTGTGGATTGAACGAAAACAACTTCTGTCTTTGGACATCCGTCCTCTTCTTGTCTGTGTGGATAGGTGTGGATTAACTTCATGATTTGATTATTTGATTGATTAAAGATTGATTAACTAATGAGCCACATTTTTCAATTAGATGCAATTTGTCCGCATCGCTTTTATAGTCTCTGGGTAATTTGATTATGCCATGACATGCAAGCAATGTCATAAATTGGTCGGCTGAGTCTGGGTAATAAAGCGGAGCATAACAATTTGGCATTGTAAATGTCTCCCAGTTCAATTTAATTTCAAACTCGTCTTTGATGTAATGCGCCATAAATGGCTCTTCAATTGTTTGTATTAAAACAAAACCTTGTTTCGTTAATACTTTCGAAAATGTTTCGATGTTAATTGCTATCATTTTATGCGTGTGATTTTAAAGTGTTTGCCATTGTCATAATAAACCTCAAATTCAAAGTCTCTATTTCTTGTTTTTCTGTAATAAGAAACCAGAGAGCGTTGGTTTTTTATTTCTGTTTCACTTACCGAATAGTTTTCGCCAAGTTTCATTTTGCCAATGATTGTCTGGTTGTAAGTTCTCGAAATGTCGCCCGCTTTTTTTCTTGCATGCTCTCTGACATATTTCATTGCGTCTCTAAGTTCAATAAAATTGCATTCGACTGCATGTTCTTTGCCCTCAAAGGCGTAAACCAGAACCTCGTTTCCGAATTGCTTAATCATGTAATCGACTCCATTTTCTTTGGCCTCGATTTTGCCTTTTAGTCTAAAGTTTACCACTTTTTTCCTTAATTAAATTGTAAAACAAATCATATTTATTCTCGTCAATAAATTGGCCGAATGGAATGAATGTAGCATTCTCGCCCTCGCCATCTGTCATGACTAAATATTTGCCATTTCTTGTATTGGTGTTGACCTCTTCAATGCTATAAAATTCTGATAAATATTTGTCCAACTCATTTTCTGTGATTATCAAATCGCTTTCAAATTCGTTTTCGTCTGTGGTATAATAACCAGTAACAATGTAAGTTGAGCCATTGATAGTGATGTCAACAATTTCACACTCTGAATTCACTGGCAAACTCGCCAGTGTCTTCGTTTCTTTAGTTGCTCCCATTACGATAAGAAATAAAATAAAGAGCCAATAAATGAGCCGAAAAAAAGAATCAAAACTGCGAAACCTAATAAAGCCTCGTCAATTTCCTCAATCGATAAATTTGTGTTTTTTGTTTTTAGCTTGTTCATGATTTTGTTTTTAAAGTTATTGCAGTGATGGATGCTGCACCCCTTTTTTTGTTTAACTAAATTGTTTCTAAAATTAAATTTTGGTCTCCATCAAAACTTTCATAAAATTTTCTCTCTTCGCTTTCATTATTTACAATTGTTTCATAAGAATAGCTTGCTAAAAATAAATCTCTTTTGTCAGCATCTTGAGGAAATACAATTACTTTAAAAGTAATAGGAAATTTTTTAGTTGCATTTGTCATAATTTTAGGCCGATTGGTTTATGTCGGTTCTCAAATATCGTTTTAACTATTTAAAAAACAAAACTTTTTTTATTTTTTTTTAATCTTTTTTTTCACAATCTGCGATTTTAACTATTTAAAGCCACTTTTTAGGGCAAAAAAAAAGCCGCACATTTCTGTACGGCCTTTCCAAACTATGAACCTAAACTAAAAAACCCGAATTTTTGACATTATAAATAAAACAATGGCCACTAATATAATCAAACCGAATAACCAGAGAGACCATGTTTTGTTTTCCTTAACCACTTCTTTTGACTTCTGCTCGACTTTCTTTTGCTCAACTGCTACTTGTTTCGTCTTAACCTCTTCGTGTCTCACAACGGCTAATTTGCGCTTGTGAATTGTCTGTCTGGTTAACTTCTTTGGCGCTGACTGAATTTGCCCCAACGTATCAATGTGAACTTCAAAGTCAATAGTCTCCAATATAACGACAACAGACGAATCGTTGACAACCTCTGAGACCTTTGTTTCTGTCTCAATCTTAATTTCGCTCTTTGTCTCGGTCTCAACGCTTGTCGCTTGTTTCTTGACCCCACAACTGCTCAAAATTATTGCCAATATTACTATGCTTAATCTCATTATATTTCTTTTTTCTTTTTTTTATTATTTCCTCTAATTGGCTTATTTCTTTTTCTATGCTTTCTAATATTTTATTCTTGCTCATCTTCAAAATTCAACCACTTCAACCTCTGGTCTATTAATTTAATTAAATCTTTTTGCCATTCAACCTTTTTGTTTGGAAAATATAGCAATGTATTCTCTTCAACCTCCCAAAGAAATTCTTTTAGGAAATATAATTCTTTGTAAATGTCCTCATCGGCCATGTCTTCGATTTCCTCGTCAATCGGATTCTCTGGATTCTCTGGTTTCTTGCTCATTCTGCAAATATCGGAATTTTAACTGAAATTCCTCTTTTTTCGTCTAACAATGTAAACGCTTGCGCAGGCTTTTCTGGTTTAAATCCCGCCTTGTGTCCATAAGGAGACAAGCCAATTAATGACCCATTAACGCAACAACTGGTTGTCGGGTAAAATAATTGATGAAAATGGCCTAAACAAGTAAAATCGGCTTTTCTTTGTTCATCTTTTCTTAACAAATATTTAATCAAAGGAATTGTCAACCCGCCAATTCCGCCCCCATATTTGACCGCCTCGCCATGAAAGAATCTAATCGTTTTGCCCAGAACTTTAACATAACAATCGTCCGACTCTGGCATGTGAAATGTCATTCTTTTTTCGTTTCTGAATAAGTCTTTTAAATCCGAATACATCATGTACTCGTAATTGGTTGCGGAACTTGTTGAAATGTGCATTTTCTTTGTATTCCTGCCATGATTACCAACCGAACATGGAATGATTAAATTGACCTTAGTATTTTTTAATAAAAACTCAAAGCCATTCATAATTAATTGCTTTGCCATTCGTATTGCTTGCAATGGCGATAGATTGTTTGACTCAATTAATTCGTCATGAATGTAGCCAGATATAAAGTCGCCACCCAACCAAACAACAACGTCTTTGATGTGAACGTCTTTGCTCTCTTTGTCTATTAATTTGACAATGTTCTGGAATATAGCAATTGAGCGCTTTTCTGCAATCTTCAAATTGTATTCGTTAAATCCATTGACTTGCCCACGTCTCACGTTCTCTTCAATGTGCCAGTCAGACAAAGAAATGATTGGACATCCCATGTTTTTTTGGCCACTCGATTTCTCAAATTTGATTTCCAGAGTGTCGCTCTTTTCTTTGATAGCTAACAAGTCGTCATAGGCCTGCTCGGTTGCCTCTAATTTATTTATTAAATATTCGTTTTTCTTTTTAACATCATTTAACTGAGCGGTTAAGGCTTTGTTTTTTCTGTCTTCTTGAATGACAACTCCAATGTCTTTTATTTTTTCAACTGATTCCTCAATGTTCGGGAGTGGATTGTCTCTAAAAAATGCTTTGACTCCTGCTCTGATTCCCTCAATTCCAGTTGTGCCAAGTTCCTTTGGATAACTTTCCTTTAATAATTGGGCAAAATGAGTTTTGTTTCTGCCAATTTGCTCGAATAAATCGAGATTAGCAATGATTAGTTTTTCGTATTTCATAGTTTAGGGTCTAATTTTGTGCAAATTAGGAATTATTTTAACAATAACAAATTAACCCAGTAAAGAATAGAACTCGTTAAAATGCTGAATCCTATCTTCGAGACCAATTGTCCCGCCATTGACACGCTTAGTGATTGATTTGACAACCGCATCGGTTGCGCCTTTGTCTGCTATTGTATTCAATCCATTTTTATCCCAGAACCATGCTGCGGATGCCAATGGATATTTGATTGCGACCAATTCTGGATTGGCCAATATATCTTCGGGAACGCTTTTATCAAACTCTAAATAATTAGCTTTTCCAGTTAGCTGAATAAATCCTCTGCCTAAATATTTAAACCCATCTTTGGACGTTTCATTTCCATTGCCCATTCTGTTTGCGTAAACTTTTGATGCGATTCTCTCTGGTTGCCTTGCATAATCTTTAGCAGACTCTAAAGTCGGAAAGTATTTTTTGAATGTTTTATTTAATCCCTCAGCCGAATAGTTTAAATTTTCTTTGACTGCTCTAAAATTGGCCGACTCATGGCCACACTGAGCCAAAAAATGCGAAAGCCTTAACAATGTATTTACTTTGTAATTACTTTGAATGAATGGAATCTGAGCAATGACCGAGTCTGGGACATGCCCTTTCAGTTTTGCTAAATTCATTATTTACCCTCTTTGAAAAATTGCTTGAATAAACTTTTGCCAGTCATGTCCTTTAGGTTTTCGTCCAAAGACTTTAACTCTATGAACGCAATTAAGCCAGAAACAATCTTCATGACCTCAATAGTTGGCAAAAAATGTCTTTGGAAAATATGTCCTGCTAAGATTGCTAACATGTAACCCATTCCTTTGGTAATCGTTGGCCTCATTTTACGGCTTGTAATCGCTTCGCCTCTTTTATGTGCGGCAACCATACCAGTGATAAAATCAATTAGCACCAGAAAGCTGATTCCCATCAAAACCGAGAATGTCGGAGAGAAATAGGTAACTAAATAAATAATAATAACATCTAAACTTTTAACAATCCAATTTCTCATAACAAACACTCATCTGCTAAATTGATTATTCTGGCCATGTCCTCAAATACTAAAGTCGCATTTGCAGGATTCAAGTTCGAATAATCGCTTTGTCCATAAACTTTCAAACTCCAAAACCCAGTTGGTAAATCCACATTCACAATGAATGAATAAAAATCGCATTCAACCGCAGTGAATACATCAATAAACTCATCGCATCCATTATTCCTTGTAAATTGGAATAGATAAAAGCTAAATGATTCCTCTAAAAATAGAGTTACTTTAGTGTCGATATTTGCGTCAATAACTACCACTCTGTTATTAAATAATCATTGTCCTCAGTTACAATAAAATCGCATTTCTGAGTTACTATATAATCGCTATAATTTACCTTTACTTCAACGTCATTGTCATAAAGGAATGTCGCCAATGCAGGGTCTAAATTTGTTGGACTTGCTTGTCCAAAAATATTAATATCCCAAATACCCAACTCAATGTCTTCAATTAAAACAAAACAAAAGTCATCGCATGGGATTGTTTCGTATATGCTTTTTTCAATTATACCATCTTTTATAAAAACAAATAAATAGTAATCATGTACGCTTGGCAATGATATACTTATTTCGCTCGTTGTATTTTGATAGATTGTTAACATTTTATGATATGCTCCAGTTTTCTAAGTTTTTAGTATTATCGCAGTTATTGCACGATGATTGGTCGTATAATGGATTCAAATTTTCGTTTAGCTTTAGCCATTCGAACATTTCCCTTGCATAATTTTTAGCAATCTGTCTCCAGTAACTTGCTTGCTTTTCGTTGGTGTCAAAGTCCACAAATTCG